TGTCATCTCCTAATACAATAAAGCCATCTTTAGGATTAGCCATCATTGCTTCGTGTACTGATTCCAATGCTTCAGTTGTCATACCAGGTGTAAAGTTCATTACAACAGTAGAAGTGTCTAAAGCGTTGTCCACTTTATCAAAGTGCATCGTGAATGTTTCTGAGTCAGTAGGCTCTGTTCCTAAATAGCTTGTTAGAGGAACCATAAGGGCGTCATTCGATCCCGTTTCAAAATATGCAAATTTTATCATTTTCTTATTTTTTTAATAATTAGTAATTAGTTTTGAGTTACAGTTGGTGTTCCAGATAAAGTTCCTCCTGGGTAAGTAAAGTAAACACTGTTAACAGCGTCAGACATAGTTACAAATCTTTCGCCTGAGTTTATTACTCCCGCGACTGCTCTAGCTAAATCTCTAAAAGATCCAGAAAATGTTACAGCAACTGTGTCTTCCTCCGCCGCTTCAAAATCTTCGTTAAGAAAATAAAATGTTGCACCTGTAGCGCCAGTTTGATCTAATCCCATAAATCTAGAGGCTTTGTAAGCTCCGGATCCAGTGTCAGATAAATCAGCGTCTGCAAAATAAAGAATTGTTTCGTGATTCATTTTTTTTTGTTTTTTGTAATTAATAATTTGTTTTTGTTTTTTTGTTTAAGGTTTATGGGTTATGGTTTAGGTTTAATCTACTAGAACAACGTCACCATCACGAATAACTCTATAAAGAGTGTCTTTCCATGAAATGTCGTGTCCAGCATGTTTATCGTAATATATCGTGTCTCCATCTTTTAATCCTTCAACTAAATTACCACACGATATTATTTTTGCTTTTAAATACCTATTGTCAACATCGGTATCATCTGTCATTATAAGACCAGCAACCTTTTTAGGTTCTGTCTTTAT